CTCGGTCTTTGTTCCTGAGCGGAAGCCACGATTGCAGAATGCTTCCGCGTGTTCAGTTGCAGCGTCGATCATTGTGTTGATCTCGGTCTGCTCGGCTGTGTCAAGAGTGCCGAGGCGTAGGTGCTGTTGCACTTCCGCTAGTGTTACTGGGTTAGCCATGTGGCCTCCTGTGGATTAGGGAGCCCTCCGAAGAGGGCGGGAGGTATTAGGTGTTTATCTGATTTCGGAAACTATAAAATTCAGAGCCTCTACTATTATGTTGTTTGTACCCGTAGTGTTAGCGCAGTGGATCTCTAAATAGTCACCTGTAGAGTGTTGCACGATACAGGAGAAGGTAAGCCCTTCAAGACGACCCGACGAGTTTGCAGTACCCAATGTGCGTGATGGGTCTCTAATAGCCCCCAGCTTGGAGTCGTAGAAACCAAACTCACAGATGTTGTTACTGCCCGAAGTAAAGGACAGAGAGCACTGTATCAGGTACTTCCTCTCGACCTCTGCTTCGTTAGTCAGTCTGTTGTTCGCGTGCGCGTATTTAGCGTTATCGGCGGATGCATCAGTCGTCCCTGCTACTTTAACGAAGGTGTCTGTAGCGGTTATGACACTGGCTGTGGTGTTATTACGCATGTACGCCTGTCCATTCACGGCTGTGTTAACGATACCCTTACAGCCTGAGAATAGTGACTTGTTAGAGTCCGTACCTACAGATGGCAGGTAATTACCACCACCGGCGAAGTTAATCGTGTCGAGGATGAAGCCCTCTGTAGGTATCCCCGCTAAGGTGTCTACGTCAAGCGCAGTGGTGGCTCCAAAGGCGATAATAGACGAGTAGATGATACGGAACCTGCGTGACACGGTGCACGCGCTGTCGATGTGTACGATAGGGGAAGACCCTCCGCTTCCTCTTAGTAGGCTGTCGGCAATACTGATAGTACCTTGGCTACCTGTGAACCGTAGGTTGTTAGCACCCAGTAAGGCGCCCTTAGTATAAACAAAATTGTCAGTGGTCCCTATGAGACCGACGTTAGGGATGTTAGTAAAGTTTACGCCCGTCCAATCCAGAGCTAAGGGCTGAGGCAGATTGGCGGTCCCGTCGATGTCTAGGCAGGTATCTACGTCAAAGAACGTGACGTGACGTATAGGTGTAGTCCACTCAGTTGTAAATAAAGCAACGCCCGCTGTTAGTCCTGTAGAGGTTATGAAGGCGTTCTCAGACGAGTGCCCCAAGATGCATGTGTTAAACTGCCCGACCATGCGTCCACCCATAAGGTCAACTGTACCTAGGAAGAAGTACGTATGGTCTCCGAGGAGTGTGTGTACTCCGGAGACGGGAGTGGGGAGGTCGTCCTTAGATGAGACAAACGTGAAGTTTGAGGCCGTGCCTTCAGGAACTCCAGCAGGCGTCTCGGGTGTAGTCACCGTGTTGGTGTCGAGTAGACTCCGAATCACCATGCCGGCACTCTGTATAGTTACTGACATAGATCACCCCGTTATTCTTGCTACGACTGTCTCACCCGAGGTGTTCGCCACGAGGACGCGCATCTCCGGAGCCAGCACCACTTCATAAATAATTGGCGCATTAACCGATGTTATTATGTCCGCGAAGTCCATCTCAGGGCCAACGCGGCCTTGTAGGACTATGATGTCACCGTCCGACAGTTGCGCCTGAAAGACGCCTGTGCGGTAACCGAGAGGAGCCGTGTGTACTGTCCCAGAAGTGTAAGAGACCGTGTAGTCGGCTGTTTTAAATAGATTATTGCCTGTAGTCACAATGCAGTCCTCTTGTTGAATTAGTGCCGCCGAGTTTAACCACCGGACGGCGCAGTGGGGAGGAGACTATTAGAGACCTTCCTCGAGGTCTATAAGGTCAATTAAACCTTAGATACAGCAACTACCTTCAACGCAGACGCGTCAAGAACCATAGAACCAACACGCTTGCGAGTGTAGAAGTTCACGGCACCAGGTACAGTGTAAGGGTCACGGATCATAGAAACGCCAACGCGGTCGATGATCTGGTATCCACGAGCGAAGTCACCAAACAGGATTGGAGCAGCGTCGCCAGTAGTAGCTGGGATGTCAGACATGTCTTCGTTGATGATGATGTCGAAGCCGAAGATCTTAGTAGCAGAAGCTTCAGTCAGGTTACGCTGCAAGAAGTACTCGCCGTTACCGTTCTTCAGGTTAACCAGTACGTCGTGAGTTGCACGGTTCATCATCCACTTTGCGTTGCCGAGGTAGCCAGTCTTGCAAGACAGGACGACAGATCGCAGGAAGTCGATAGTAGCAGCGTCAGTTGCACCGAGTGCTCCGTCAACGCCAGAGTTAAGAACCTGGTAAGCACCAGTAGTGTCATTAGCAGCAGAATCGCCAGACAAAGTCAAGCCGTTCAGGATGCCGACAGGCTTGTTGTTGCCGTCGCCGTTCAAGAAAGCAGCGCCTTCAGCTTCAGCGAATTGACGAGCAACTTCGCCAGTCAACCAAGACTCACCACCGAAGAATGAATCTTCGAGCATGTGCTGGTATACGAGAGGCTTAGCGTAAACTTCGCCGAAAGTAGCAGTGCGCTGAG